AAATATAATGTTGGCTCCTAAACCGAAAATTACAAACCATTTCAAAAATAAAAACAAATCAATCAATGCTTGACTTGACCTAGATTTTGAATCATTCTGAGTAGTACCGCCTCCGCTGATTGGCGCAGCGTCACTTGAAGGCGCATTTGTATTTTTTTTTAAAAAGCTAAAGATATGGTGTAAAACAAAACCTCCAAATTTGTAACAGTCATATTGTGTGGCTGAAAGCCACCACATACTTCCAACTGTATTTCCAATAACAGCATCTGGTTGTTGTCCGATGATGCTGCTGCTATATTGTTTTTTCACTTTTTGTTTGGCTTCATTATCACTATCAAACATGGATGGATACATTTCCATGGGGTTGATGTGCATGGAATTCAAATATAAAGAACATGTAACCCACGTAAAGAGCACAAACAATAAAAATATTTTCAGAATCAATAAAAAATAAGGTACTGATGTGGAAATGTCGGAATCATTGTCAACAGGAACACTATGCAAATTAAAAACTGACATTGTTTATAAATTATCTATTATATTTACATTGGTATTATTTATCAAATAAAATATTGCTTAATCAATCAACGTGCAAACATCAAAGAACAGTTCCCGCCAACAAAAACTAAGACATTGTATCTTTCTTCTAAAACCACCAAGTCGTAATTGTATTTGTATATGTTCCAATTGGGTTTGTTAACTCCCACTTGAACGTCGTCATTTTGACAAATGGTATAAAATTGAGCATTTGGATCCAATACTGGCAAATAAGTACTTAATTCCAATTCAATGGTTGAAAATCGGCTCATGTTGATTGCCCCATTTGGTTGATAGGTGGAATGGGTTGCATCTAGTGCAAAACTATAAAGATACAAACCAAATGGTGCATTTCCATTTGTGTGAACGTATTTTTCAACATAGTTGTAAACACCGGATTCAAGAACATTTTCACGGTAAGATCCATTCAAGAGAATGCCAAGATTTTGTAAAATTTCTCGTTGGTTTTGAACTTGAAATGATCTTGTAACTTTAATATTAGGATAATCAGCATCACTAATAAGTTCTTGCTGAAGATGCGTATACTCCCAGTTCGTGTAATTACTCCATTCGTTGCGTAAGTTAATGTCGTCTCTTTGAAAAAAGAAAGTCCATGATGAAACCATTCCCATCGTATTTTGAAGTTCAATTCGGCGATTTCCAGTAACATTTTTGAACTCCCATTCATACATGGTTTTGATGAGATACTTTTGTTCATTTGAAGAAAACACTCGGGTTTCATCGGAAGAGAGAAAACAATAAGTAGACAATAAATGAACATCTGCATTCCAGTCAGTTCGTTTATCCAAATAAACATCAGCATTAATAATATTTGAAGCAGGAGGGGGTTGCAGAAAGCGATAAAATTGATAATCAGTTGAATTGAAATTGGGTTGAATAAAAGAAGCTGTGGGAACAGCACTTGGGGGGTCAACATTTACATCGCGCGTAACAAAGAGTTCACGAACGGGTCTCAACACAACTTCAATTTGCAGTTGATTATATTGAAGAGATGTCAGAGGAAATGCACAGCGACTGTCATTACAAAACCATGCATTTAGTGGAATGTACAATTTGCGAGAACGAATGGATGGTTCCGGACCTTCTTTTGCATCACTGAAGATAACATTAGGATAGTTGTTATTACGATTTGAATAATTTGCTGGATCATTCAATTCCGCCACGTTTCCAGTCATTTCATCGTATAATGTCTTTTTTGTAATGTCAAGGTCACGTTGTGCGTGTGCCAACATGTGTCTTCCTGTGTATTTTTGTAATACTTGACCTCCTACTGAAATAATTATTTCTTTTACCATTTGTGAACCAAGATTACTAATCCACCGAAACTCATATGGACGATTTACATCGGTTGAATCAATCTTGTTATAAACAGGACTCCATATGGTTGGCAAAGTAACTACAATGTACGTGTCCATTAATAACTCCGCATAGCGAGGAACTACAAATGTGAACCGCGATTCTTCATTCATTCGTAGATTTTTTTGTCCGTTAAAGTCAATTCTGAATTTTTGCAAACCAAAATTGGTGTATTTTGCGTAGGTTGTCTTAAAAAATGATTTTTTTGGATTAGCATTGAGAATAACATTTTGATTTCCCTGAGACACGATGTTAAGTAATCCACCCGTCATAATTCTTAATAATTTGAGGATATTATATTGTTATAATTTTTTATATTTATAGTGTAATATCAATTGTTTTTATTTCCATTTAAAATACATAGTTATAATTAAGATGAGTCAAACTTCTATTGTTGATACAACTACAAATCAAATTGGTGCTGGAATATCTAATTTAAAAACTAAGCTCCATGATTTTAATTCTAAAGTAAGCGGATTATTTTCGCCTGGAGGACTTTTTCTGTTTTTATTTGTCCTAAGTGTATTATGTTACATGTTTATAACAAATGAGACAATGAAAAGTAAACTGTTGAACAACATTGACAACATTACCATTTACAAGATGAAATCACTAAAACACATCAACAGTGATTATTTGGAACTACCATTGAGAAATTTTTACATAAAAACCGCATTGAATGCTTGTTGCATTGGTGACTGGGTAAACGGTTATGTGGACATGTCTGCATTGGAACAAGCAATTTTGCGAGGATATCGTTGTTTAGACTTTGAAATATATAGTTTTGACAACATCCCTGTTGTAGCAGTCTCTTCAAATGAGAACGTTTTCACACAAATTCAAACATATAACAACGTGCCATTTGAATTGGTTTGCAAAAAAATAAATGAGATTGCATTTACAAAGGCTCCAAACAAAGAAGATCCTTTGCTTTTAAGTATAAGAATCAAAACAAATAATCAGGATGTAGTTTTTGTCAAACAGTTGATTGATTGTTTAAAAATATTTTCTGGAAATTTACTCGGTCCTGAATATAATTATGAGTATGGTGATCAAAATTTAGGTAAGGTTCCAATAAAAAACTTTATGGGAAAAATTATAGTATTGTCGGATATTTCAAGTCCGGTTGTAAAAAACGGATGTCCCACTACATGTTTTCGTCAATATGTGAATCTTGGAATAAAATCTCCTTTTTTACACAAATTGGATTACATTTTAGATATAAAGAATGCACCAAGTATGACTGACTTGATTGAACACAATAAAAAAAACATGAGCATGGTTTTTACAAGCTATCCATACAGCGTGAATATCAACGTGAACGCGTGCGTTCAATTTGGATGCCAGTTGATTGGTGTCATTCACACTTTGAAAGATGACGAGTATATTGCATTTGATGAATTTTTCAAAGACTCCGCGTTTGTATTGAAACCCGCTAAACTTTGTTACCAACCACTTGTCATCAATAAGCCTCCACCTCAAAATCCAGAGTTGTCTTTTTCCAGACGTGACTACAAAACAGAATATGCATCATGGAGTGGTTGAAAAACCCGAAACCCGATTTTTATATGTAAGTTTAATAAATGTGCTAAACTTACATCATGTGATTCACTCAATGCTTTTACAAAAATTTAAACTAATGATTTTGATTTTGAAACCGCAGCCGAAGCCTGAAGAGCAGCTCTTTTAGCACGAGAAGCAGCTTTTGAAGCGGACCGGGCTGCACTTTTAGATGCAGACCTTGATGCAGCTCTTTTAGCAGCCTTTGAAGCAGAAACCGCAGCGGAAGCTGCCTTGAATGCAGCTTTAGAAGCTGCTAAAGAAGCAGACCTAGCTTTGGAAGCGGCGCGTTTGGCAGTCCGGTTGTTAGAGCGAGAACGAGAGCGAGAGCGAGAGCGAGAACGATTACTCATTTTTTGTTTATATGTTATGTAAACAAAAAAGTTTTTACCAAAAATTTGTTGAAGACCAGTACATTTTGTCGCCTTTTTTTATATTATAAATGTTCCTAAACAATTCCATTCTTGCCAATGGACAATTGACTCTGTATTTATCCATTGGATGTGGATTCACTTTGAGTTGTGCTTTTATTGCTTTATTCAAAATATATTGGCGTGCTTGATATGCAACATACACAAAAAAGGTTTGAAATGATGCTGATCTTATTGGAACTATTTCTTTTGTTACTTCTTGAAAATCTCTCAAATATTCCATACAAATTGTTAAACCCACAATGTCTGCAATGTTTTCTCCCACGCTTATCGTGCCATCCATCACAATTCCATCATACAATGCAAATGTTTCATACTGTTTAATAACATCATTCATTTTTTTCTTGAATTGTTTTTTATCTTCTTTTGTCCACCAATTGTGCAAGTTTCCTTTATGATCATAATTGCTTCCGAAATCATCCAAACTATGAGACATTTCGTGAGCCAATGTGTATCCAATGTGTGCTAAATTGTACTCTAATCCACGATTTTCTAAATCTATAAACGGTTTTTGCAAATAAGCCAACGGAATGTAAATGGTGTTTTCAACTGGTATATAATACGCGTTTACCATGTAGGCTTGTGATCCTACCATTTTGAATTGTTCCCAATCAAATGTTGGAATGTCCCCCTCGTAATTTGTACCATCAACTGATATCATTTTCTTTGTCCTCCACCAAGCTATTTTTTTGATATTATTGTATGCACCCTTATCATTGTAATTTAAAACGGGGTCATTTCTCATGTATTCTGGACTACCTATTACTAGTTTGATGTGTTCCAGTTTTAGAAGTGCATATTTTTTGGTTTTTGGTGATAACCATGTGTTTCGTTTCATCATTCTTTTGAATACGATTAACAAATCATTTGCTAACGCAGTTGTAAAATCAATGTTATCTTCATTTTTATTTTTCTTTACGTATTCATTTGTTAAAAATGAATTGAAGCACAATGATAATCCAAATACTGGATAAATTTCATCAGGCCATGGGACTGATTGACCTTGTATGAATTTTCCATGAAAATTCCAATGAATCAACCTCCACTCTTTATGAAAGCGAATAATTTGACGAAACACTATGTACAAAAAATATGTTTTCCACTTTGCGGTTTTCCATTCTTTGTGAATGACCTCCATTGCACATTTCAAATAATTCAAACTACTGCATATAAATGTTTTGGGGGGGGAATCATATCCCAGTTCACTTGCAAATTTGAACCAATCAAAATTGTACTTATTCAATGATTCATCATGGGTTAACACGTTATATCCATTTTCATCATCGCGTTTTATCTTGCTACATCCCATCATTGAAAGAATATCATATTCAACATTCCATACATCCAATGCTTTCAATCCATGATTTTTTCCAAGACATGCATCAAACATTTCATCAACATACTCCAAATATTTTGCTTTCACTTGTTTTTTATAGGTTTTTGTGGCTGCATCATCTTTTGAGTTTTCTATGTATAACTCATAGTCATACAGTGTTAACTGTGGTTCAGATATACTGCTTTTATAATATTTTGAATTTTTCTGATCTTTGTCCACCATCCATGAAATCGGGCATCCCCATGATAGTACTTCATTTTGATTAATTTGAGCTAATAACCAATATAATGAGTCTGTGTTTATTGCATGGTCTATCGCATTTTTTGTTATTATTATTTGTTTTTTTGTTTCATGATCATCCAGTTTCAACATGCAATAATACAAATTTTTCATTGAACGTGAGAATTCAGTGTCATTATTTTTTATGTAATCCTTAACAATTTCAATTAATTCATAATAAACTTTCTCTTGCACCATTCTAAATGAGTCTAACTGCACATAATACTTTGTTTTTGCTTCGTTTGTTTGGCTCTGCATCCATTTATGATTTATGTATGTGTAAAAATCGGTTTTGGGGCTCACGTTTGATGGAGCAAACGGGGTTTTAAATAATTTTATTAATGACTGCTGAACATCATCATGTTTCAAATTTAATTTTTCATAATTATTTTCAATACCAATATGTTTTATTGTATTTTTTTTTGTAAAACCTTTCTTTTTACCATTTTTTTTTTTTGTAAATTTCATTCTACAACCATG